GCCAAGCGGCAAACGCATGATCGAGCCAAGCAGCACCGGAATGGCGACCAAAATGCTTTTTTGCGTCGATGTCAGCCCGTACATTTGCTGAAACGTACTCGCAAGCGGCGAAAACACGGCCCACACGGCGAATGAAAACAACATGGCGAACGTCGTAATCGGCAGCAGCGCCTTTTGTTTATTCATGAAAAGCCCCTCCCAAACTTTCAAGGTATTGTCAAAAGTTTATCCTCCACACTCACGGTTTTCTCCTGAGTTTCAACCGTTGGAAGAAAAAAAGTTTGCCACCCCCGTTGTTTTCGGCCATCATTGAGGTAACCACACACTCAACAGCCCAAACAAAGAAGGAGTGACAAGCTTGTTACCTCAATTATTTATTAGCCTATTTGCTCGAAATAATCAAGTCCCAACATCAAATCATTGTCTATTTAATTGGTGCCTTATTAGGAAAATCCTTAAGCCGCAAAGACATGGACGAACCGGTTCGAAAACCGTACCGAAAACTTCAAGTCGATGACCTTCCCATCATCGTTGTCCCAGAAACACTCGACTACCGGCAGCTTTTAGCCGACTACGAAGCCCGGCACGGCCGTCCGTTGCCGCCGATCCAACGCCGGGACAACGCTAAACACCGTGTTCCGGATTCGTTGACGTGTCCCCGTTGCCAGGCGCCGTCATCCTACCTGTACGCCAACAACGGCGGAAAAGGGCAGTACCAATGCAAAGTGTGCCAATGCCGGTTCAACCACCGAAACCGGTTCACCAAGCAAGCGGTCTTTCGTTGCCCGCACTGCTTCCAAACGCTTGAGAAAATCAAAGAACGCAAGGACTACTACATCTACAAATGCAAGAACAACGACTGCCCGTTTTACCAAAAGAACCTTCGCCGGATGAGCCAAAAAGAACGCCAACGGTTCCAGCAGAACCCTCAAGCCTTCAAGGTGCGGTATCTGTTCCGTGAGTTTTTGTTTGACTTTCAACCATTGGCCCCATCGTCGCCGAAAAAGCCAAAGGTCGATTTGTCTCGTCTGGCGGTGTCGTCGCACACCCTCGGACTCGTGTTGACGTACTACGTTAACTATGGGATGTCCTCCAGACAGACAGCCGGAATCATGAAGGATGTGCATGGCGTGTCGATCTCCCATCAGACGGTGCTCAACTACGCCAATAGCGTCGCGCTCATGATTCAGCCATTTGTCGACCAGTTCCCGTACGAGCTGTCCGGCTCGTTCTGTGGGGATGAGACGTATATTCGCGTGAAAGGACGCTGGCATTACCTGTTCTTTATGTTCGATGCCGTCAAAAAGATCGTGCTGTCGTATCGCGTCTCGCCCAACCGAGACACACTCTCGGCCATCCAGGCCATCGATGATGTCCTCAGGAAGCTAGCGTCCCTCCCAGACGACTTGTCGTTCGTCGTGGATGGCAACCCGATTTATCTGCTGGCGCAACACTTCTTCGCCCAACACGGGATTTCATTTGACGTCCGCCAAGTGATCGGGCTGACCAATGAGGATCCGGTCTCGGAAGAGTTTCGCCCTCTCAAACAGATCATCGAGCGATTCAACCGGACCTTTAAAGGCAACTACCGCCCGACCCATGGGTTTGGTGCGGAAGAAGGCTCGGTGTCCTTTGTGATGCTGTTTGTGGCGTATTTCAACTTCCTGCGCCCACATAGCGCACTCGAAGGCCGGGTCCCGGTCGTCATCCCGGAACTGGCGGACCTTCCGCATATGCCGGCCCGGTGGACGAAGCTCATCGCCATGGCACAAGCGTTTCTCCAACAAGAGGCGGCCTGACTTTTTTGTCCGCCGGAGCCCGTTGAACAGAACTCCTGCCGGATTCGGCGAAGCGAACCCTTGACCAACCGAACACCGCCAAAGGTAAAATTCGGTCATGGCAAGGGCGGCTTTCTTATTGCCTTCTTTTTGTCCCCGTCGCCCTTGATGACTCTTCCGCACCTTTGGCGGGTGTTGGTCAAGGGCGAATCCGGCCCTCCGCATGCCCCACGATGCTCAATGGGATGATCTGTGTGGAGTTTTCATAGAACTTTTGACGCTACCACTTTCAAGGTATTGTCAAAAGTTTATCCTCCACACTCACGGTTTTCTCCTGAGTTTCAACCGTTGGAAGAAAAAAAAGTTTGCCACCCCCGTTGTTTTCGGCCATCATTGAGGTAACCCCACACCCAACACCCAAAACAAAGGAGTGACAAGCTTGTCACCTCAATTATTTATTAGCCTATTTGCTCGAAATAATCAAGTCCCAACATCAAATCATTGTCTATTTAATTGGTGCCTTATTAGGAAAATCCTTAAGCCGCAAAGACATGGACGAACCAGTTCGAAAACCGTACCGAAAACTTCAAGTCGATGACCTTCCCATCATCGTTGTCCCAGAAACACTCGACTACCGGCAGCTTTTAGCCGACTACGAAGCCCAGCACGGGATTCCGTTTGACGTCCGCCAAGCGATCGGACTGACCAATGAGGATCCGGTGTCCGAAGAGTTCCGCGCGCTCAAACAAATCATCGAGCGATTCAACCGGACATTTAAAAACTATCGGCCGACTCACGGATTTGGCGCGGAAGAAGGCTCGGTGTCCTTTGTCACGCTGTTTGTGGCGTATTTCCACTTCCTGCGCCCGCACGGTGCACTCGAAGGCCGGGTTCCTGTCGTCATCCCGGAGCTCGCCGATCTGCCCCATATGCCGGCCCGGTGGACGAAGCTGATCGCCATGGCTCAAGATTTCCTCCAACAAGAGGCAGCCTAACTTTTTTGTCCGCCGGAGCCCATGGATCAGAAGAACAGCCGGATTCGGCGAAGAGAACCCTTGACCAACCGAACCTCGTCAAAGGTAAAATTCGGTAAGGGCAAGAGCGGCTTTCCTATGCCCTCTTTTTTGTCCCCGTCGCCCTTGACGTCCCTTTCACACCTTTGGCGGGTGTTGGTCAAGGGCGAATCCGGCTCCAAGGATACCTTACGATGCTCCATGGGATGGCGGATGTGGAGTTTTCATAAAACTTTTGACGCTACCCGATCATACGGCTGGCGGCAACCATATCGTTCTTTCAACGTTGTTGCCATTGGCAGCTGTTTTATGCCTTCTGCCAACTTTTCATCAACGACGCTCGCATCGGCAATATGCCGCAAAATCATCTCCCGCGTTTCGCCAAACAAAGCAGCGGACTGTTCGAGCTCTTGCATCACTTCATCCGCATAGCGGCATTGTTCTTGAATATAGTTTAGCACGTCTTGAGCCCGATTTTCGACTCGATCGATCAGCTGATTTCGTCTCTTTTATTGTACAGGAAAGAAGAGAGACAACGTTGTGATGTTGATCACATTCCCTTGTTGTCCGCTTTTTTTGCTTGTGTGAGATGCATCACAACGTTGACATGGAAAACAAGGTATGCTGAAGCTGTAACGATTTGGTGATGGTGGGAGTAAAACCACCACCCTCCAAACCTTGATTTTTCAAAGTTTATAGACTTTCAATTTCCTTGGTGTGCAAAATTTGTGCAAAATTCTTTTGAGTTGCTATCTCGTGCGAAAAGGCGGAGAGATCCGCCTTTTGTTTAGCTAAAAATACTTTGACCACAATCCATCACAAGAAACGGTATTATACATCGACCCGTCTTCAAGGCCGATATTTACAAATCCATAGCTAGCTCCATCCGCAGCGAGAGAGTCCCATACACCACTAGTACTACGAGCAAAATAGACTTGCAACCAATGAGGATTTGTGTCGCCGGAACTCGGATCAGCTATGGTCGCCACATATTGACCGGCCGCCACAGAACCTATTTTCCGCCCTGACACGCTATAAAGGTTTTCTGTTCTTGTCATCTTGAATGTATAATATGTTTTCCCGTTTTTTGTTATGGTTCCATAGCTATATTTGGAGCGATAGGCGTTTTCTCTCGCACTTTCGGGAGGTTCGATGATCGTCCCCCATTGTAAGGATCCGCTTGAATTACGAAACAAAATGTCAAAATACACATAGTCACCACCAGCTAAATAATTCAACCCATATAACTCGTGTGGATAAATAGTTCCAATCCGTGTTTTTTCTCCAGTATATCCATCAAGTCGATAAACAGGAATCGATTGACCAGACATATTGATTGCAACGATATTCATTCCCTATCACCTCTTGCTTTTTTGTTCATTCCAAGAAAGTGGGCGCTCTCTTCCGTTTTTTTCGATATATTTCCATAGTTCTGGACGATTCTCACCACCATGATAGTATGAACTCATCCCGAATTTGTGCGTCTTCGTCCCGTTCAATTCAACATCCAAGTCGTGCAAAATCCGATGTGCATACACCAGGCCGGTTGTATCTTTTTGGCTTGTTGCAATTTCGAGAACAACCTCGAGAACTTCAAAATCCAATTTCAAATCTCTCGGATCGTCATCAATAGATACTATATCCAGCAAGTTGTTCTGTTCCATGGTTTTGATCTGTTCCGTGATTTCGGGGATGATTGCTTTTGCTTCCTTAATCAAGGCATCAGCGTGCTTCTTTTGTTGCTCCCAATTGACATTCTTGATTCTCCCGTAGGTTAGCGTGTCCTCATAAAATTGATGGTGGTCTCGGACAAACTTTTGAATGCTCTCTTTCACACCCGGCTTCCAGTTCACTTTTTGCCCAACGTATGACCGAATAGCTTCGTACTCATCATTTTCTGATTGTTGGTTCTCTGCTTGCTGTTTTGGACTTTGTTCCTCGTTCCTAGTCTTCTTCTCTTTGCTTTGTTCCTCTGTTTGACTCTCCTTCTTCAGACTTTGCTTTTTATCCTCGTTTGGCGTTGTCTGTTCCGTTTTCGGTTTGTCCGCCTTCGATTCCTTATCCGTTAATTCGGAACACCCTGATAATAACACAGCCACCAACATCCCAATCATCATCGGGTAAAGCTTCATCAACAAATCCTCCTTGAGTTTGGTATTTACCTTTATTTTACATCACCCCCTTTCCGTTTGAAAGTAGTTAGTCTTTATACACATCAATAAAAGAGTCAAACCCTTTTTCTTTCAATTCCCTCACCCTCTTCTCGGCATTTTCCCGATCCGCGAAACTGCCTGCCACCACTCGATAGAACACCTTCTCGCCGGCAGACGCTTTCGGCGCAGGATTTGCCGCTGACGTGGGCTTCGCTTTCGGTTTCCACCCATGCGCTTTTGCCAGTCCATGCGCATGAGCCAGCGCGATCTTCCGCAGGTTAGCATCCGATTTCAGAAAATCGGCATCGTCCTTATTGTCGATAAATCCGTTCTCCGTCAGAACGGCAGGCATCTTCGTCTCGCGAAGAACAGCAAGGTTCGCTTCTTTCTTGCCTCGGTTCACCAATTTTGTTTCGGAGACAATGGTATCGTGCAACACATTTCGCAGCGCTTGTGTTTTTGGTTTGCTTGAATACGATCCATTGTAAATGTATGACTCAAATCCCTTTCCTCCGCCGGTGTTGATGTGAATACTGCAAAAATGATCCGCGTTCAGGCGGTTGGCAAAGGCGGCGCGTTCATTCAAGCTGATAAACACGTCTTTTTCACGAGTGAGGTAAACCTTTACACCCTCATACAGCTCATGAATGTAGTCGCGCGTATAGAGGGCGATTTTCAGCGTCAAATCTTTTTCTTGAAGTCCGTTTCCCACTGCACCGGGATCATGCCCACCGTGGCCGGGGTCGATGACTTGAACGAACTCAGCCATATCAATTCCTCCTTCGATAGTTTGGAAATAAAACGCAAACAAAAAACGCCCTTTTACGGGCGTCTTTCGTTAATTGTCGGATTTCTCGGTTAGCTTCTAATCGCTTTTGTCATTGTTTTTATAAACCCCAATCGCCGCCAACAAACCAAAAACGCCGGAAACGATGATTTCCAGCGCCCCTTCGATTTGCGACGGGTCATCGACTTTCGCGATGTTTGCAATGACAAGCGCGACAATCGGAATGAAATATCCGACGATTCTCTTCCAATCTTTCATCATGGACCACCTCCCTTCTGAACAAGATAAACAAGCGAGAACAAGAAACCTAACAGCCAAGGGATCGTGGCCGACAGGATCGCGCTGATCCACATTTTTTTGAACTCTTTTCTCTCAATCTCATTTTCTTTGACATGAATAAGCGCTTCATTGGCCTTTTGAAATGCTTCTTCCGCCATTTTCAAGGCGTTCCGGCTCCGCTCATCGGCTTCGCTAGCCAAGGACGTTTTTTCCTCCAAACGAATGATCCTTTGCTCTAATCGATCCAATGAAGACGACACTCCGTTCAGCGAGTCATAAATCTCTCGCAGTGTGATTGTCACCCCATTTCCGTCATGTGGAATGCCCATGGCTTCACCTCCTTAAATGAGCACTCTCATAGCAATATCCTCAATGGCATCTAAAGGACGGATGCGGGAAAGGATAAACACCTTATCCCTCGTGTTCGCTTCCTTGATTTCTTGATATTTCATCGCATCGACATCGACGCCGATAGAGCGTAAATAGACCCGTTGCTGTTCTAAATCGATTTCTGCGCTATTTTTACCAGGGTCAAGTAGCCCGTCAATCTCCAGTTGTTCATAGTACGCATTAATGGCTTGAATGAGCAGCACCTTGTTGTCGTAGCTATTGGCGTATTTACCGATATACTTATCCTCGATCGTCTTACGAATGTCCATATACATAAGGTCGAGAATATCGACGATTTTAATTTTCTTGAAATCGTCTCCCTTATCTTGCGTGGTCGTAACTAGCGATGTCACCCCGCGACCGACTTTCACTTTTTCTCCATCGTGATAAATCACAAATTCGCCATTATCGATCGCTTGGTTGATCTGGTCTTTCGTGTAACTTTGTACGCTGTCTACTTCCGGCAACGGTTGGAAGGTCGTCGAAATCGTCAACGGCGTTCCTGCAATTAATCCAGCAATACGAGAGCAATATTGGGCCGCTGTATACGTCGTGTCGCCAACCACAATGTTTTCCGTCGTGAAATTAATAATGTACTCTTTATCGGCCGCATGATGAGGTAATACGGCTTTCACCATCTTGCCATTAGCGCGTTGCGAGCCGATCCAAGTCGTAATTTTCGTTTTGTCTGCTTCCTCGATTTCTGGAAAGACAAAATAATCAAATTTCACTGTCTCCAAATAGTTTAACGCTGCATCCAGTGGTGTTCCGTTCGTCACCGTAGCATTCGGATCGTAGACGTACACCACCACCCGGTTCGGCGTCCGCTCACCGCCAATTAATGCGAGCTCAATTTGCTTTTTATTCTCCGCCGATAACCCGCTTGGGATCTCAGTGATGTTAGTTAAAATATAAGATCCAAGGGCCGCCGTATCTTTTAACAACAATGCAACGATCCCCCGTTCGCCGCGTTGGACCGCCGTGGCCCCTAACGTCTTGAATACAATATTGACTTGAGGCAGGCCCATTACAATACCTCCTTGTTATGAATGATTTCCTGCATGAGTTCATGCTGTGTTGTATCGCCCAACATCACGACGAAGTCGAGATCAAGGAAAAAGTGTAGAATATCATCCACGATTTCAAATCTCCGTTCCGTAACGTTTACTGTCAGCCCGTCAAAGGCGATGTTCCGGAACAAATCGTTCAACAAATCAGCCATTTCAATGTTCTTGGCGTTCATTTCTTCCTCGGATAAATACTGAATATCGATGGTGATTTCCCTTTGCTGCATCGACTTGTTCAGCTCAATCACATCGCCAGGCAAAACGGTAATAAAAAAACAAGGCTTTCTTAGGCCTTGTTCCACTTTTTCACCGTATATTTTATGATCCGGAAAGGCTGTTTTGAGCTTACTAATCACCGCATTTCTGAGTGATGCCATCATAACGAATTCAGCACCTTGTCAAAGTGTTTTTTCAACCGGCGTGGGATCTGTCGCCTGATCCGCTTTACCGATACAGTCAGCATGTAAAACCCCGGAGCGTGCCCAACTGTTTTTTTATTGATCACTACTTTATGACCGTATTCCACAAAACGGGCATAAAACTCCTTGTTATAGACAACGATAATCAAATCATCGCCTTCCCGCTTCAGTTCACCAATTTCCCAGCCGCTCCGCAATCTCCCCTCGTCTTTTGGTGTCCTCACTTTCGCTAGACGCAACAAACCTTTTGCGACGTCCAATAAGTAGTTTTCTAGTTCTTCGGGTAGATTTTCCTTGAGGAAAATAAACTGCTCTTCGTATTTTTTTAAATTGTTGATTTTAATCTGAAACACTATGCTTCACCTTCCATTTCCGCTATCACCTCTTGTAAGGTATGGTATTTAAAGCATTCTTTCACCGTAAATCGGAATGTTTCCCCTCTGTGAATGACCTCGATTTTGTCACCGATTTTAATATTTCGATGCGTTTCCATATGGATTTTATATAGCAACCGGATATTGTGCGTCGTATCGGTTTGTCTCGTGTCGCCGGAATCGATTTTCACCAGCTCGCACGGGATTTGCTCCATCACGACAACAGGCTGATGGATCGTTTCTCCGCTCGCCAGCTCCACTTCTTGAAGCCGCGACACCGTACAGCGATCATTGAGGCTATGAACGTAGCCGAGCGTGCAATCTAATATAAAATAGCCTGGTTCACCTTCATTTACGGCCATAATGTCGTACCATTTTCCCTGATAAAGAGCTTTCATTAACGGCTTTATCGCCTTATTCGCTCGGATAATGATCTGATACGATTTTTCAGGCTGTTGGTCAGTGAATTTATTCTTTTTGAATTTCACTTGACCCCAGAGCTTACATCGCTCGACAAGTTGCTCTTCGCCATTATCAAAAATAACCTCATAAAATGTTAGGCGATCCTTCAGTTGTCCGGGGTTCATGTCCCCTCACCTTTATATTTCACCATCAAATTCCCCGCATCCGACACCGTCACTTCGTATTTATGCCCCGCTGGAGACACTAAGATAAGGCTTTTGAGTTCCTTCTCAACGCGCTTTTCAGTTTTCTCGCTCATGAATCCTTCCCCCTTTCTACGTTGTCGTTGTGCTATCGTAGCAATGAGTCAACTGCGCCACGATGCTCTCGACCGTATGCCGTACTTTTTCGCTCGTTTTGCCGATCATCTCGCGGTTTTCATACCAGTCGGTCACTAGCACATAGCAAAACAGCTTAGCCAACTCATTGGTATTGTCAAACGTATTCCCTGTTGCATTGAACAAGTATTTTTCTGCCGCATTAATCAGCGTACTAATTAAGCCGTCCTCGTCACTATGCTCAACGCGCAACCACTGCTTCGCTTCGTCGAGCGTAATAATCAAAACGATCACCCCCAATAAAAGGGGACGGGGTTGCCCCCCGTCATTAGCTCAGCGCCAACTGGCCGTATACAGCCGCGCCCGTATCCCAAAATTTAATGTCGTCACGCATAATCGTGCGTAAATCCGTCGTATCGCGTTTAAATGCATCGCCGCCTTCTTTCGTTGCCGCCAATTCAAAGAATCGACGCGTGAACAATACGATAAGCTCTTCAAGATTCCCAATGAAAATGGGAGCCTTGTTCGTCGTTCCGGTGATCGACGGCAAGTAGCGATTGGAACATACGACAACTGGACGGCCAAACAACAGCTTCCGCCCCGGCTGTGTGATATCATCTTGCAACAAGAAGCGACCGTTCGCATCTTGTTGACTATCTAACCAGTTATATCCGTCTTGGTTGGTCAATACAATAGAACTCAAACTGATGGCCGGATCTAAATCAACGTTGAATACCTTTTTAACCGCTTTAAGATCCGCTAAATCTTTCGGAGTCATAGTCAAAAGTAGATCCGTAATCAACTTGTTACGCGTAACGACGGCCTTCTTACCAATCCAATGCGTGATGTAATTAATAATATTCTGATCGCTGTCAGCCAAAAGCTCGTTAGTAATAGGCAAAATGCCGCCACGTTTTTTCACAGAGTACGAGACAGCCACGAATTTGGGATTATCCGTTTCCGGGAGCACGCCGTATTCATCAATCAACGCAAACGGTGTCATCGTTTCGTCTTTCTCCAGCACACGCGAGCCCGATAAGGTGGTCACTTCCTCGACGCGCACATATTGAGACAGATCGTTTTGCGCTCGCATGATCTCGTTAATGCGCGTCTGAATGTCCTTTGGAACGATTAAAGACGAATCCCCATCCTTGATAGCCGGGTTAGTCCCACCTTCGTTCATGACAGCGCGCTTCTCGTATTCTGCAATAATGCTTCGCTCATCCGAAGAAACCGGGCGCCGGCGAATCGCCTTCATGAAGATTTGTCGATACTCCTGTTCCAATTCGGCATCTTCCTTCGTGACAGCGCGTGTTTCATTGCTGGCTGAATACGCACCGCCCAGGCCCAATCCGCCACGCTCCTCTTCCTCTAATTGCCGCTGTACTTCAATTTTCTTTTGCAGCGCTCGTACTTCTTCCATACGTTTTTCGGCTTCATCGACTTTATCCTCTGCTAAGAGAGTGCGGACTTCCGCTTTCATCTGCTCCAGTTTTTGCAACATCTCACGCAGTTCTTTACCCATACTTTTTCAACCTCCTATAGTCAAAATAAAAAGAGCCGTTTTATATCAGCTCTAACTCGATGGCTAGTTTTCGTTTTTTGTATTCATTAGAAGCGCGTTTTTGCTGCTCCCGGTACTCATCAAGCGACCGAACAGACACTTCATTGGCCGGATAAGCAGGAAAAGCCACCGGGGAAATTTCATACAGTTCCGCATCCAGGATGGACCTCTTGTAAATCTTCTTCCCGTCGCGATCAACTTGCGACCATTTGTCTTTTGTGACCCGCATGCCAAACGATACACCATCGACATCTCCCCGTTTGATCATCTCCCAGGCATCGTTGCCGACTGTGGTGTTCGGCAAATCCAGCTCAAATCGCAGCTCCTTCTCTGTGCTCTCAAGGCGCAACGTTCCGCTTTTCGTGCTCCCGAGCACTTTCGCCGTGTCATGCGACCAGAGCCCGACGACGCCGCGTGTTTTTAGGCTTTCATCAAACGCGCCGGCCGCGATTTCCTCGACGAATGTGTCGCCCCACCAGTCCCGCATCTCCGCGCTTTCCGTGTTGTACTTGATCGACCCGGAGATGGTGCGTTTTTCTTCTTCTTCGCCCGACTGACGAACCTCAATTTTCACTGGCAGCGCCCGAATTTCCTTTGTTTCCTTCGGTGCTTGATTGCCCACTGTCACCACCTCCTTTCATGTATTGCTGACCGGCCATCGTCAATGGGATGACGTTGCCATTAAACAAGAGCTGATCCCCGCCAGGCAGAGGCGGTCTTTCCTCTAACGCCCGCGCCTCGTTCGGCGTGATGAACCCTTTTTCAATCCCGATTCCATATGCTTCATATCGCGTTTTAATATCGCTCCGAAGCATGCTATCGACGTTAAATTTCACATAATAGCCAGCGTCTAACTCGCTGTCCAGGAATAACTTATACGTCATTTCCTGCTCATACATCGTTAAAATCGGCAGCAACGTATCGACATAAAACTGCCGCTGCTGTTCCGCCACGTTTGTGTGGGTCGCCCGGCTTAAATCGTTGAGTTGGTGCATTTTGATACCAAAAGCCGTTGCAATTTGCCTGATTGTTAGCTCCGTATTTTCGAGAAACTGCGCATCGGACATCGTCAAACTGATCGGCTTAAACTCGTACCCGATCGGCATGAGTGCGATGCGGTGACTGTTTTTCAGTCCCGATGACATTTCCTCAAACTTTTCCCGGAATTTCTTTTGTGCCTCCGGGTTCAAATCGCCGACATACTGGACAATTCCCTTTACTTGCAACCCTTGCTTATAAAAATTATGGCTCTTCACCACAAGTTGTACTTGATCATTGAAGATCGGTGTGCATAGAGAAAATAGAGGGTACAAAAAATGCGAATTTTCCTGTATGGTAAAGGTGTCCAAACCAAACCATTGGAGGAAAATT